GCATGAAATCAATTATCAAGCCAGAACACGGAAGCCTTGAATGGCTACAAACACGACACAAGCACGATGGCAAGACCATTGTTGGTGCATCAGAAGTGTCAGCAGTGATGGGTGTCAACCCATACAAAAACATCATTGACTTAGCGATCGAGAAACTGCAACCACCACAGGTGCGTGAACAGAACCAAGCAATGAAGCGTGGCACATACCTTGAACAAGGATTGCTTGACTACGCCAGTGCGGAAATCGGCAGCCTAATTGTTACACCAGCGATGATGTACCTAAACGGAAGAATCATCAGCACCCTTGATGGTGTCACCAACGACAGCACACGATTGTTTGAAGCCAAGACAACTACTGGTTGGATTCAGGGTGATGAATGTCTGCCTGAATGGTTTTGGCAAGCACAAGCACAGATGCACTGCACAGACGCAACCACCGTCACCTTCATTGTTCTTGACCGTCAGTTGCGTATCTCGATGTTTGATGTCATTCGCAATGATGAAGCCATTGCAGACATGGTTGCCAAGGTTGAACTGTTCTGCACAGCAATTGATGAAGAACGCTTGCCTGAAGATGTCCCACTATCAGCAGACCAAGTTGGACAGTTGCACCCCACACCCAGCGCAGGAGAAATTGAATTAGGCGCAGCAGGACTAGATCTGGTGCAACGATGGCAAGCAGCAAAAGAAATGCTGAAAACATGGGAAGAAGAAGAAGCATCACTCAAAGACGCATTAGCAAACCTGATGCGCAACCATGATGCAGGCACGATTGATGGTCACAAAATCATCACATACAAAGCACAAAGCACAACACGCTTTGACCAAAAAGCACTGCTTGAAGCACAACCCGATTTGGCAAAGCAGTATCAGAAGCAGTCATCATTTCGTGTGATGCGTGTTGTCAAAGGTGCAATCTGATGTCAAACATTTATCAAGCATTAATTGAAGTGATGAACGATGTTGGCGCAGTCAGAAAGAATGAACGCAACACACATCAGAACTTCAACTTTCGTGGCATCGATGCAGTCATCAACGCAGTCTCACCAGCGTTCCGCAAGCATGGCGTGTTCTGCGTGCCAACAGTTGTCAGCAGTGAATATGAATCGGTGCAGGTGGGACAGAACAGAACTGTGATGGGTCACGCAAGAGTGATGGTGGTGTACACATTCCACGCCAGTGATGGCACATCAGTTGCTGCAACAGTGAGCGCAGAAAGTATGGACAGTGGCGATAAAGCCACAGCCAAAGCAATGAGTGTTGCCTATCGCACAGCGTTGTTGCAGACACTTTGCCTGCCCACTGATGAAGCAGACCCAGATGCAGACACCTTTGAACGCTCACCAGTTACAGCACCTGCACGCAAAGAAGAAGCAGTGCGTGTTGCACGCACAACACAAACCACTGCACAACCAGCGCAACGCGAGAACACACGCCAAGCACCAAAGCGCAGTGAAGCACAAGCAACACTGATGAACAATCTGTTGCACCAATGTGAAGTTGATGAACAACTAATCATTGACAGTTTCAAAGTAAAGATTGATGACATGAATGTGCCACAGGCAAAGACAGTGATCGATGCGCTGTTGCGTTTGAAGAAGGGTGAATCAGAAGTTCAGATTGGTGCTGATGGTGTCCCATTCATTCAGTGATGGTGAGCGTTTCAAGGTTGCTGGTTTGCGTGGTGTCTTTGTGTATCGGGGCATCAACCCTGATGGGTCTGTCCGCTGCTTTGGTGGGGTGCAAGGCAGAGAGAAGTGGCGCAGTTTCCCAATATCGGCAGGGCTGAAACCCTTACCCAGCAAGGGTTTGCGGAATGAGTTGCAAAAGCATGATTAGTTGTGGTTATTCTGTCTGTATGAACAAAAACGCAAAGACAGCAAAGAACATTCAAGTTGGCGACATGATTGCGCTGATGCACGATTTCCAAAGAAATGCCGATGGCAAAGCATGGTTGCGAGATGAGAATGACAACTTTGTACCAGACACAACTTCACCATTGGAACCTGTGTTTCATGGCAATGCATCTTTCATTGCCACATACAAGACGATTGTTGACAAGTCAGTTGTCAAGCAGGGCAACCGCAAGGTCACAATCATTACTTGTGAAGATGGCAGCACATATGAATTGAATGCAACCTATGCATTCATGATGAAACCAGCCAACTGTTAAATACCACAGCAACCAAATAACCAACAACAATCAACAAAGGAAACCAAACCATGAAACAGTCAGAGATTCAAGAAGTAATCAACTCAGAACCAACAGCAGTATTTAGCAGCCCTGCGAGATACAACGGAATGTTCATCATCACAGGCTTTGTAAAAGAAACACCGTGGAACAAGACCTATGCCAAGCCAACCACATACGCATTGACACAGCAGGTCTATTTTGATGACAAGACACAGACCACAACAATCAGCAGTTCTGTTCGAAAGAAGTCATTGCGCATCATTGGTGGTGTGTTCAGTGAATCACTTGAATCATTCACTGCACACAAGATTGACATGGCACATCGTCACGCCAACGCAGTCATGCAACGCACACAGAAGATTGACACACTGAACCAGATCAAGCCACAACTTGTCAGCGCACTGAAGGCTTTGAAACTTGACAACAAAGCACGCAACTACGCAGATGAAACAACCTTCAAGATTGAACTTGATGGTGACAGTGCAGAAGCACTGCTTGCCCTGTTGAACACCATTGCATTGGCACAGGTCAAGTGATGAGCAACAAACATTGCAACAACTGTGGACAAGACATCAAGTCTGTACCAGTTGATTCGAAAGACACATTGCACATCACCTGTGATGATTGTCTGTTCTTCACTGGCGCATACATCGTGACCACACCAGATGAACAACTACTGATTGCAACAGTCAGCGATGGCACAGTGCGTGTCTGCAAACGCAAAGACCCAACAGATAGTTGGCAGCCACCAATTTGGGGCAAGCAGGTTCCACATGAGTGACCAGCCTGACCTATTCAGCATCAGTGATGATGATGCCCTGCCCTATGCAGGCACAGCAGGCTTTGTCAGCCAACCAGCAAGCGCACAGAGAGCGCAGAGCGAAGCCAGCACAGGTGAAGCCACAGCAAGAGCAAGAAGGGTTCTAAGCGTCTTAGAAGCCCACCCAGCAGGGCTGACATGGAAAGAACTAGCAACCCTGATGAACCTGCATCACGGTCAGATTTCTGGTGCGCTGTCCACCCTTCACAAATCAGGTCATGTGTTTATGCTTCACGCACAGCGAAACCGTTGCCACCCCTACTGCCACGCCAAGCATCGCGTGAACTTTCCACCAGCAGCACGCATCGATCAACCAGCACAAACCAAAGCAGGCAAACGCAAAGATGACCTAGAACAGTTGCTGATACTTGTGCAAACAGGCATCAAGATGGGACGCATCAACGATTCAGAAGTGACCAAACTTGTGAACCAGTTACGCAATGACAACTGATGCAATAGCATCACTGATATGACAGAAGAAGAATCAGCACGCAAAGGTGAATGCCCATGTGGGTGTGACCTGTTTGGCAACATTACCAATGGTCGCCATGTCAGGGGCTGTGTATGCAACCGCTGTCGAGGCAAACGCAACAGAAGCAAAGGTGACAACAAAGCACGCAAAGCACGAAAGGCTTTGGGCATTGGTGGTGTCAACAGCCGACATGAAGAAGTGTGGGGTGGTGCGTTGCGATTAGAAGTCAAAGCAGGTGCGCAAATCAAACCAGTTGTCACTGCGTTTCTGCGCTGTGAAGTCCAATCAGAACAGGCACGCCCAATCGGAGACCACAGACCATTCATGATGGTTGCAATGCCAGATGGCTGGTCAGATGGACTGATAGTGATGCGTCTTTCTGATTACACTAAACACCACGGGATTGAACCTGTCTAGGAACAACCCAACAAAAGGAAACCAAATGAACACAACAGACCCAATCACAACATTCCTATTCCATGACGGTAGGTACTACGCCAACATCAACGGAATCACCAAGGGTTCTATTGGTTGCTACTTCGACGCTGAAGGCAATCTTGTTGCCAACACTCTTGACAACTTCAAAGGCTCTAAATATCAAGAACTGTTAGAGAAACTGCATGCAGAAATCCTGCGCAGGGGTGTAGTCATTCCACAGGTTGAAGCATGAGCCAATCACACCAGATCACATTCGGAAGCCTGTTCAGCGGTGCAGGTGGATTTGACATAGGACTTGAGCGTGCAGGTATGCAATGCAAGTTTCAAGTTGAATGGGATTCATACTGCCAACAGGTATTGCAATACCACTGGTCTGATGTTCCCAAATGGACAGATGTTCAAGAAGTCAACGGTGCAGACCTACCACCAGTAGATGTCATTGCGTGGGGTTCACCATGCCAAGACTTATCAAACCAAGGAAATCGTGCAGGGCTTGATGGAGACAAATCATCAATGTTCTTCGAAGGAATCAGAATCATCAAGGAAATGAGAGAAGCCACAAATGAAACCTATCCAACTGTCTCTATTTGGGAAAATGTCGCAGGGGCAATCACTAGCAACAACGGTGATGACTTTCAGACAGTTCTATGGGAAATGGCGCAAGCAGGGTGTCATCACATTGAATGGAGAGTGTTGGACGCACAGTGGTTCGGAATCCCACAGCGCAGAAGAAGAATCTTTGTCATTGCTATCTGGGATTCTGCAATCACCAACGCAGGTGGGCAACAAATACTTTCTGTCTCCTAGAGCCACCAAAGGCATTCTGAACAGAGCATCGCAACGGGGCAAAGACATACCACCAAAACTTCTTGCTGCGCTTCAAGAAATTGCAGGACTATCAGAACAAGAAACACCATCGATCAACGATGATACGCTGACTGAAGTTGCTGTGTTTCATGACCACGGATTCTCACTGTTTAAGGAAGAACCTGAAACAGCAGGAACATTGGCAGCACGCGATTACAAAGACACACGCCACTATGTAATTGAAAAACACGCAATCATGAACGATGAAGAATCAGAACAAGTTTTCACTTTCTACTCATCGCAAGGAAAGCAAGACCAGTTCACAGAAAGCATCAGCACAACTTTGAAAGCATCATCAATCACTTGCATTGCGACAAGCACAGTTGTTCGACGCTTGACAGAGATTGAATCCGAAAGGCTCATGGGCTGGGACGATGACCACACACGCTTCAGAGCAGATGGCAAAGAGACACCCAAAAGCCAGCGGTACAAGATGTGTGGCAATGGTGTTGCTGCGCCAGTGGCAACATGGATTGGTGAAAGAATCGTTGCCTATCTGGGCAATAGGGATTCTGAAACCCTTGCGCCATAAGGGTTTGCGCATGGTGCTTGTGTTTCTTGATAAGCCATGCCTATGATGTCTGTATGGAAACCAACCAGACCATCAAACTTCAAGACATCAGCACTGCAATTCGCAAGACCAAGAACGCACACAAGGTTCTGAAGTCATTTGCAGTTGGTTCATTCAACATGAGTGAAGGCTACGAATTGGAATGCAACTACTCAAAAACGCAAGCACTGCTTTCATGGAACGCATTACGCCAAAGCGGAACAGCATTTGCTGCTGACCGTCCTGAATCAATTGCAAAGGGTGAAGCATTCATCGCTGACGCATCAACAGCACTAATCAACGCAGGCTTCACAGTCACAGTCATCAACAACACATCAATCAAGGTCAGCAAG